CGTCGACAATCTTTTCGTTGTCATCGAGTAAGAGTTGAAGTTGCATTACATCACCACACGCAGGAGCTCCTGCAAGTCCTGTTGCAACCTTGGGATTGTTTCTATCCAGTGAACCAACAGCGTGTTTTTGTGGGTTAGCGAGTACGGCTTCGAACCGTTGTACTACTTCTTTTGAGTATGCCATATAGTTATTTATCCAAAAAACGCATCAAGCGACGCAACTGGTTCAACATTCCAGCCAATCTTCTCAATAACCACCTTCAATGGTTCTATGAATGACTTGTCAAATTGCATGTCGTAGTTGATATATTTGTGTAATTCCAACTCTCTCGGAAGTACATTCAAGAACGATATGACGTTCTCGTTAATTGGGTTAGGTGTTGTGAGGTATGTGAAGTGTAACTTCTCTCCACTCTTAATCAACTCGTAACGTTTGTGTATGTTCTTCTTCTTGAGATGATGGTTGTAAAGTAAAGCACCGCGTACGTGTATGGGTGTACCCTTTCCGTAAATCATCGATGGGTCTGCATACTGTTGTAGATTGTTGCAACCTCTTGGTGATGACATGTCTTCGGGTGGTAACCTTCTGAAGTCCATACGAGCATTCTCTACGAAATCCCATAGTTCTTGTTCGTCACCTTGCATCACAATCTTGAATGCATCCGTAAGTCTACCTCTAACCCATTGTGGTGTACTAGACTTTGCAGTCTCAATACCCATCATCTTGAGTTTAGGTACGGCTAGTCGGACTCCTTCGTTGTCGATGACGTTGAGGATATATCTTTTCTTTGCTGTCCATATTCCTCTGTCGGCGATGACCTCTCGTCCCATCTCCATTTTTTGTTCGTATGCGTTGGTGTATTCTGCAAGGTCTTCGAAACCTTTTTCAAGAACGCTCTCCATGTGTGACTTGGCGATGGAGTCGATGAAGTTAGTGATTTTGGTTTTATCTGTTTCATTGGGCATGACCTGTTGTATCAATTTGTCTAGTGTAATATAAACAGAATCAGTATCCATTGCAACAACATAATCTTCGTCTGTCTTTAGAGTTGTGTTTAACCAATCATTGATTGTCTTCTCTGCATGTTTGATAATCAACTGACCCGACAATGTGATTGCCTCGGCAAGTTGTGGGTCAAAGAATGCAAAGTATTGATTGGCCAATGCACCATAAGCTGAGTTAAGTGCAATCTTTCTAACCTGTTGGTTATTGTAAGAACGTTTGATTAATGTATTGAGTTCGTTCTTACGTGTCTTGTCTTTACAAGTTTGCAGTTCCTTCTGATACTCAATCATCTTACCCTTCCACATCTTACGTTCGTCATAGAACTTCTGCATAAGTTCGGGAAGGAAACCTTGTTTGTCGTTAGAGAACCTAGCACCGTTTGGTGTGATACCGAATGCACCGTCAACTACTGTTTCTTTGTTGAATAGTTTCTCTACGGATGTATCTGTTAGTCCTCTCTGCATCTTCTCGGGTGAGATGTTGTACTGCATAATGATGTGAGGATACAGTGAGTTTAAATCGAATGAGACAACCCATTCATGTTTACCCACGATAGGTTCTTTAACATATGCACCTTGAATCCTGTCACCTTTTATCTGACCAAGTCTCTGAGGTGGTGTAGCAATGTTCTGTTCTTTAAGGAAGTTGTAGATGATTGTTTCCCAATACTTAACCATACCAAATGTATCATTGTAGTTACATTTTGCATTGTAAGACATTGCAAGAATCAATTCCATCAATCCTAGTTTGTCTTCTAAGTCTTCTACCAAGGTAACATCCTTTATATTATATGCAAGGAACTTAGAATAGTTGTTTCTGTATAGATGGTGAAGAGAACCTTCCTCTTCATAGCTTATCTTGGTCTTACCTAACTCTACCTTTGCAATATGGTCTAGTCTGTAAGACTCTTGGTTTACGAATGTATGTTTTTTGTATAGTTCTAGGTAATCAATTACATTGATTCCGTACAGATTAAAAACCTGTTGCTGAGAACCCCAATTGGTTTTGAATTCTCTGACATCGCACATGTTCCATGGTGAGAACTTTTTGTGTGATTCTGTACCAAAGACTCTGTCCACACGATTACACAAATAAGTAATGTCAAAAGTATTAACATTCCAACCTGTGATGATATCGAACTTCTCTTTTCTCCAGTACTTGATAAACTGTTCAAGTAAGTCTTTTTCATCCTGTGCTTCATGATAAGTCACATTCGCTGGTTTTTCATCCCATGGGCCGATACCAAAAGTATGTGCCATGAATCTGAAGGGTTTGATTGTTATTGCATTGACCTTTTCCAAAGCTTGCATAGGTTCGGGGAACCCATCTTCACATTCACACTCAATGTCGAGTGTTGCAATCTTGATTACTTTGGGGTCGTATTTGATGTCACCTTGAAACTTGTCGGCAATGTAGGTGTAGATATATCTATCATAACCATGAATGTCCATTCCAGCAGTTCCTGCGAACTTCTCTCGGAACTTCCTTGCACCACCCATTGAATTTAGGTTCACTGGTTCTAGGTTTCTACCATCCAATGACTTGAATGCAGAGTCCTTTTTAGTCGGGACGTAATGAGTTGGACGGTAATCCACAGACATTTGCACCTGTTTCTTACCTTGGTAACCCTTTACGAGTATCTTGTCGCGTGTACGACATACGTTTGTATAAAAATCCATACTGTTATTATAACAGAAAAAGGATTATTCTACAAGTGTATTTCTAGAGGGATTCAGTAATTCTTTTACTGCTTTGAGTTTGTCCTGTGCATCGGCTAAGTTAGCGACCAATTCATCAACAGCACCAACGACATCGGGATGTTCTCCGATACCGACTGGGTTTTGCTGATAGACTGAGATGTTTGCAGTATGAACTGCAATATCACCTTGGTACTTCTTTTCTAATGCTCTTAATATATCTGCCATTCTACTTATTGCCTGTTAGAACCTTGAAATTTTGTGCAAGATTTGGTCTTGGTTCAAATGCAGCTACTACTCTGACTTTTTTAATGTTAAAGGTATAATCCTTTGCATAAGGTATCCATGGTGCAAGACCTACTTCCATATTGGTTCCCTTTAATTCTACGATACATGCGTGTGCTTCTTTTACTGTATAACTAGTTACGTTTTCGGAAACTAAACCTATTACAACATCGCCATTTTCTAGACGTAAACACTTTATAATTTCAGACACTTCTTACTTGCTCCTGTAATTCGAGAGAACGTCTCCCAACTTGTTTAAACCATCGAGAGTCTTCCATCTCAACAGCCATTCCTTCCCAATTCTCCGATACAACTGCTTTCCACATGTTGTTAAATTTACCAAAACGACTTCCACCTAAGTTGAATGTCATGTTAACCAATACGTGTTGTATTGCTTCGGGTAGACTATAGAAGTCCTTCCCACCTTTTGATTCAAATACATGGATAGTTTCATCTACATGCTTGTCAAAATCAGATTCGTAATACGCATCTACTGTTGATTGACTAACTGGAGTTCCAGCTGGTTTACCTTGTTCTGCATCACCATCTTTAATAAGATGACCAACACCTAGTGTTAGATAACCTAATGAGTCTGCATAGACTTCAAGGACTTCACCTTCATGTCTTTTAATTTGTTCTTTTAATATTTCTTTATTCATCCTGTTCCTGTTCCCTTTTCAATTGTTCATCCACGAGTTCCATCAAAATGTCACCCATGAGGTCGTTTAATTCACTATTATTTAGGAGTTCCTCAAGTCCAATATCTGTCTTTTGTTGACCGTGAGGGAACCTTCTTATAGTTCTTTGGAAATTAATGTTGGGTTTTCCATCTTCGAATTGTAACTTACCATATTGGTATACAAGTCCGTCCCATTCTCCACCTGTCATCTCGATAGCAGCGTCGTTTTCACTTGGATTCTCGACTACCATGTAGACTTTGTTATCGAATAATTTTGGCATGTATTTCCTCTTCGATTCTCATAGAATCATGTATAGAATTGTTATCATGTATATTTAGTTGTCCTAAAAGATTCATGTTTGTTAGTATGTTATTTATCTGTGTTCGTCTTCCCTTCAGCCATACTTCTGATTGTGTGTCTCCACGTTCTGCGTGACGATTGTGTTCTTCGGTTATATCTACTGTTAGAACGTAAACTAATGCTTCGTGATTTTGCATTAACCATTCTATGTCTACTCCTCTAAAGTATCTATCACCTTCTATTAGAACATGTTTGTAGGCAATGTTTGCCCACTCAATGAATTCTCTAAATTGTGGTATAGAACCGTGAGAGAGCTTATCAGTTCCACCGAATGTCTCTCCCTCGGGATATTGACCGACTACTAATATGTCACCATGTTCTTGGCACTTAAATAGTTTCATCGGTTCAATTAGGTTGGGTTCATCTAACCTAGAGATAAGTCTTCTCATGAGAGTTGACTTTCCCGAACATGGAACTCCACCAACCATGATAATCATACTGAACTACCGTCCAAGTTGACTACCACATCTTCCAGTGGAAGACCATCATTAAGAGGGTCTGCTGTAGTAATCTGACCTATGAATCCTCTGAATTCAAAGATGTGATGATACTTTCTATTAAGATGCTGGGTTACCCACAACATAGTTCTGTCAAAAGAATCCATCCAGTTACTTCTTTGGTCTGCAATTTTTGAAGGGTCTACATTTAAAATGTAACCATAGATTTGAACTGGTACTAAGTACGTATCATACAAATCTATCATCTGTTTTATTTTAGTTCCAA